GAGCCACTCGGCGCGGTAGCCCTCGTCGGTACGGGCGATTTCCAGGCGGATCGACTTCTGCAGCGTCTTCAAACGCAGCTGCTTGAACTCGAAGTAGTCCTCCTTGTTGGCCTGCTCGAGGACACCACCGCGCACGGCCAGGTCGCCGAACACGTAGCAGCTGTGCTCCTTGCTGTAGCCGATGTAGTCGATGGTCTTGACGGTTTTCAGGCCGTAGAGCTGGTCGCGCATGATGCGGTCTAGCTGCGCGCCGGTACCGGTGAACACCGCGCCGGCCGCCATGCCGAGCAGGCGCTTCTTGAACTCGCTGGCCGCCGCCACCTGGCCGCCGGTGAAGGTGTTGCGCACCGTCGGCTCGTCGTGGGGGAAGTCCACGCGGAAGTAGTACCAGGACTCGTCCGTCACCTCGTTGCGCTGGAAGTACAGCGCCTGCGGGTAGCAGTTGGCGATCTCCACCACCGCGCCGCACTGGCGCAGGGCCTTGTCGCGGCGCTGGCGGTCGTTGAGCAGCTGGTCTTCCTGGCGCTCGGATTCCTCCAGGTGCTGCATCGCCTTGTTGAACTTCTCCAGGTCCATCTTGAACCAGTAGAGGCGGTTCTCGAAGGCGAAGTGGAATTCGTGGCGCTCGCGCCATTCGTACATCAGCGCGCCCTTCTCCGCCGCGCTTTCGGCCAGCAGCAGGCTGCCGTGGTAGCGCGCCTCGCGCAGGTCGCGCTCGATCTGCTCCTCGCGCTTGTCGTCACCCTCGATAAAGGCCCAGCGCTGGTGGAGGTCGTTCCAGTCCACTTTGCGGTCGCGCTGAGGGATCTGCGCGGCCTCGCAGGTAAAGCCCAGCTCGCGGGCCATCTTTGCCCAGCGGCGGGTGTAGCGATGCGCGCCCGGCTCGTTGTCCAGCGCCCAGACCAGCCGCGGCAGCTTGCGTCCGGCCTCGGCGCGGGCCTTGACCAGGGCTTTGAGCGATTCGGCTGGGAAGGCGTTGCTGCTCATGGCCGACACGGCGTCGATTTCGTGATGCAGCAGAGCGATGGCGTCGAAGATGCCCTCGACGATCCACAGCTCGTCGACCTCGAGCAGGTCCACGCTCGGCGGGCACCACCAGTAGCCTTTCATGCTCTGCCCGGGGGCGAAGCGCGCCTTCTGCTTGCCGAAGCGGTGCGGGCGATCGATCAGCCGTTCCCAATAGCCGCCCTTCTCCAGGGTGAAGCGCACCGTGGCACTGCCCTGGGCGAGTTCGCGGCTCCAGTAGTTCTCCTGGCTGTACCAACCGCGGATCATGCCTAGGTCGAAGCCACGGGCGAACTGCAGGTAGGCATCGGCGCTCGCGGCCGGCGCCTGCTCGGTGCTCGGTGCGCGCTTGCTCCAGTCGTCGAACAGGTCGTCGAACAGCTCTTTCACGTGCCACTGCTCGCCGCACTTGCTCTCGCGGCCGCATTTGATGAACCAGGGCTGGTCGTAGCGCGAATACAGCTCCTTCTTGCCGCAGCTCGGGCAGGTGCCGCCGCGCATGTAGTCGGTGCCGGCGCGGCGCTTGAGGCCGAAGTCACCCTCGAAACGGTGCAGCACCTCTTCGCGGATGTGGCGGTCCATGTCTTTCATTGGGCCGTTCCCCATACGAATTCTTGCATCTCTTCCCGTAGCGCCTTGTGCTCTTCGCAGGTGATCACGTCGGTCTCCAGCAGAGCGCTGAGATAGCCGCCCAGGCGGCAGATCATGCGAAATTTCTCGTCGTAGTCGCGTGCCTCGACCAGCTCAGCCAGCTGCTGCTTAAACATGTAACGCGCCGGGTCGGCCGCAAGCGCCTCGCAGGCGGGCATCGGGTGAGCGCTCATGCCTTAGCTCCTTGGCGGGCCTTCACCAGCTCGCGCATGGTGCGGTTGAGGCCGGCGATGTGCGGGTGGTCGGCAAGAATCTTCGGGCCGCGCAGCCCCTGGGGCGTGTAGCGATAGCGGTCGTCGTACCAGCAGGCTGCCATCAGCTGCTCGTACTGGCTGGTCAGCCAGCGCAGGTAGGCCTCGGCCTGGGCTGCGCTCAGCTGGATTTGGATGGAAACGTCTGTACTCATGGGGCCACCGTTCGGGCGCAACTTTCCCCTACCCGCGCAAAGGCGGGCATGGGCTTGGGTCAATTCAGGGGGTGATCAGTGAGTGGCTGCTGCAGCCAGCGGCGCCGCGGGCGGCTGCAGGCGCGCCGGCAGGTGGCGCAGGGGGATTAATACCGCCTCGCCCGAAAAAAAATTGATCAGGGCCACGCGGGTTTCATCTTCACCGGAGGCGTAATCGATACCGATCACCGGGCGCTTGAGGCATTCCAGCTCGCCCATAGCCAAGTGCACCAGGCGGTCAGCCATGAACGCAGGAACCTCCAGCGAGTTGACCAGGTAGCTGACGGCACGCTCGAACAGGTGGCCATCGTCGGTCAGATGCTCGCCCTGGTGGCGCTGCAGAAAGGTCAGCGCGGCGCGCTGCATGCTCGCCCGGTATTCCTGGGCGTCGTTGATGGTTGAGACGTTCATGCGGTTGCTACCTCCGGTTCCATTTGGTCCAGCATGTCGAGCTGGTCGGTCTTCTCGCGGCTGTCGCGCAGTGCCTGCATGCGCTGCACCGAGGGCGCAACCGGTAGCACTACGCGCGGTGCGTCCAGCCCCGAGGGGCTGAGCGCGTAGTCCCAGGTCAGCGACCCGGTGTAAGTCGCGCCGCAGGCCATGTTCATGCACTGCGCGTACATGGTCTTGAACGTCGGCGTCTGTGCCTCGCTGTTGCGGATGCGCATGCGCTGGCCACAGGCCGGGCATTTGTATCCGCCGTTATTGGCTACGCTCACGGGTTCCCCTCCCTAATACCCTGCCGTGTTACGGCTGCTTGCTGTGCAGCACGATGACTGCGTTTATTTCCTCATGACGGGCAGCCATGTGGCGGTGGTGCGCGGCGAGGATGACCTTGCGCTCGTCCTCGTCGATGTAGCCGTTCTCCAGTGCCTCGCAGAGAATCTTGTCCACCGCGCCGCGCAGCACCGCAGTGCGCATCGAGCGTTCGTAGAGCGCCAGGTTGTCCAGGTCGCCCGGGTTGGCATCCGGTACGAACACGCCGCCGTACATTGCAGCGACATAGTCTGGAAAGTGACTGGTGCCGGCCTGCTGCTCGAGCAGGTGAATCTGCTCGTCCGAGAGCGGCCGGCTACCGGCGTTCTCGTAGAGGTGGTTGTCGAACTTCTTGAGGTCCATGCCCAGGCGCGCTGCGGCGCACTCACGGCCGCCCGGGTAGGCGCAAACCACGGCACTCATCATCTGGCGTCGGGTTTCTAGGATCGGGCGCTTCATGTTCTGGTTTCTCGCTGGGCCAGGTGCCATTACTGTGAAATCACAGCGCCGATATCGCTGGCGCGGCGCCCGTACTGCTCGGGCACATCCGCGACGCCTTCTTTGATACCCAGCAGCACGGCGGCGCGATGAGATTCGCCGCGGGTGCCCTTCTTCGCGCCGGAAAGCACCTGATAGCAGGTGAACGGATCAAGGCTGTGCTCGCGGGCAAACTCTTGGACGGTCTTGCCCTGTTTGGCGAGCCATTCCTTCGCTTGTTTGGGGGTGCGTGTGGCTGGCATGATTCAAAACCATTCAAATGCGTTCAATGTGGCGACAGATTACCACTCGATTGAGTGGTGTCAACGGGAATTTCTATCCAAATGAGTGGTCTTGGCGAACGGCTGCGCGAAGAAAGGAAGCGACTGGGCCTCTCACAAGCGGATTTCGGTGCACTCGGCGGCGTGAAAGCGAACGCCCAGGGTAAATACGAAGCCGATGAGCGGAGCCCCGACGCGGCATATCTGTCAGGCCTGTCCGCAGCAGGCGTGGACGTGCTTTATCTGCTCACTGGCCAGCGCACGCCGGTGACGGCTGATGGCTTGGCCGAGGATGAGAGCGAGGTGCTGAACCACTACCGCTCGATGCCGGATGCCGACCGGGCTGCGGTGCGACGGTTGACCACGGCGTTGGCTGAATCCGCGGGACGGTACAGGATTCAAAGCTGATCGAACTTGCTTCGATAAGGGAGAGGTACATGCAGGACGCTGTCATCTTCGCCGCCCTGGTAGCCATGAGCGGCTGGTTCGCCGGAACAATCAATCCGTCAGTGGTCGGCCTCGCGGGCAAGCCCCGGATACGTGTTTTCTGGCTCGGGCTGGCATTCACTTTGGTGCTGCTGACGATTGGCGGCATGCTGGATGCGAAAAGAGGTACCGACGAGGTCGCTGCGATCTTCGGATTGCTCGGTGCGTTGGTCAGTATTGGCTGGCCTATCTGGGCTGTAGTCGGCCTTCTTCGCCGACGAGGGAAACAAGAACCGGCGGCCGCGAGATCTGATACTCGACCATTACCACCGCAGCGACGCACTCCAGACCTCACCGCCAAACCCGGCCGCGCAATGCGTACGGGTTGGAGCCTGGGAACTGTGGCCTTCATCTACGAAGACGCTGACGGAGACATCACCCATCGCACTGTCACCATCCACTCGGTCGATTCGACGTACCTGAAGGGTGAATGCCATGACCGCGTTGCAGAGCGAACCTTCCGCTTGGATCGCATCGTTGGTGACGTGGTGAACCTGGAAACGGGCGAGATCCTCCGCGCAAAGAGCCTGGCTCGCCATTTCGCCTGAGATATCCAAGGACAAACGGCTTTCGTTGTTCACGCTTCAAGGAGAGATTCGATGAGCTCATCACCAATAGACCTGGACGACCGTCCCCGCGACTTCGGCGATCGCCTCCTCGAGGAGCGCAAGCGCCTAGGTTTGCAAGTGCACGAACTGGCGCACCTGGCTGGCCAGACCGACTACATGCAGAAGCGATTCGAGAATGGCACCTCGGTGATGCCGATCGACTACCTGCAGGCGCTGGCCGCGCACACCGAAGTTGACGTTTTTTACATCGTCACCGGCATTCGCAGCCACTGACATCACCCACACAAGGACGTACCCATGCGCAAGTTTCTGCTCGGCCTGCTGCTGGCCAGCCCCCTCGCCCTCGCGGCCCCACCCAAGCTGATCAGCGCAGAAGAGTTCGGCGCCGACTGGCCTTTCACCACCGAGGAAATGCACCTGCAGTGCCTACCCGGGAATGCTGTGGTGGTGACCGATCCGGAAACGGGGCGGATGTATGCGGTGAACGGTGCGGCGAACGGCAAGGCTAGGCAGCTTGGACTGGAGCCGCTGGGGCAGGTTTGGGCCGAGAGCGAGAGCATTCCTGGTACGAAAGTCAGTGTTGGTGCAGTGATCGACGCAGGCATCAAGATCTGCAACTAAAACTAGAAAATTGTCGTTTGCGTGTATCCATTATCGAACGGGGAGTGCAACAAGTGAGCGAAGTAACAACTACAGAATTTAAAATCTCTTATGACGCGCCAGGTGATCTGTCCAGCCATAAGATCAATGCAAAAGATCTGGGTAATGCAATTATCGGGATGCATGACCTGATAAGCAAAGCTGCGACGATAGTTAGCAACGGATCGTCTGAGGCCGACCTCAAGGTAATTGCACCTGCCAAAGAGGGATCACTGGAAATCATATACGCGATAGTAGCCGATCCTGTCACCACGCTAGCTGTGATGAAAAATATTGGTATCGGAGTCAGTTCCGCAATCGCCTCTACAGCGACCGCTATAGGTGTAATGGACCGGCTGAAAGACACGAAAATCGACAGAGTTGTCATTAACGCAAAGACAAAAAAAGCCACTCTATTCACGCCTGATGGCGAGATAGAGACGACGAGCCAAGTAGCGCAGCTCGTATCCAGCAAAGATGTGAGACAAGCGCTTCACAGGGTAATTCAAGCACCGATCCAAGGACGCGAAGGAGCAAAGATAAAGCTGATTGCAGATCAAGGCATCGTCGAACTGGACGAGGATGAAATTAAAAACTTTGTTCCAATTCGCACCGATGTGATGGAAAAAGAAACTAAAACCCGGTTCAACAAAACGGTTCGTTTCACTAAGCTGAACTTCAATAGCCGAAGGGGCTGGACTATCGAGAGCAAGGACGGGCTCGACGTGAGCGTTACGATACGAGACGACGATTTCTTGCAAAAAGTTGCGAAAAGCGAAGAAGCCTTCGAAAAAGAAAAACTATATCGTGTTGAAATCGAGAAAACGGACACATTAAAACTTAATGCCACCCAAACTAAATATGACATAATTAGAGTTATGGGTGAAGTTTCTAAATGAGACCGTAAACATGTGGACATACTTGCAGTTAGCGCAAGCAATTGGATGGGTCGCGATTATCGCCTGCTCTCCATTCATTTATGCTGTTTTCTACAAAATCTCCAGATATTTGGCGTATAAGTTTTTCCCTAGAGACACTATCTTGCAGTATGAAGAAAAGGGTCGAATTGTAGAAGCGTATTATATTAGATATCGACTTTTCGGCATCCGCTCATCGAGAAAATTATCTCGTGAAGAGCTGTCGGCGCTAGGAGCTAACCGTTGAAAAACAATATGTTCATGGCGCTCACCACAACAGCTATCAACGGTGCCGCCGCTATTATTACACCTCTGACTGGCAAGCCAGAACTAGCGCAGCTACTGCTCGCCATCTGCAGTCTCGCCTCGCCGTTTCTTTCTATTGTGCTTCTAAAAGTTTATATAAAGGCTGATGATCCGCCCGAGCTGGTTCGGCAGATCGCTGCGTTAGAAAGCTCAATTAAGTTATGTAAGCAAGACTTGAAAGACGAAAATGCATCCCCGGAGTTCCGACAACGAACTCGGTTACAGCTAGAGCACTTTCAAAGCAGGCTTCAGAACGCTCGAGCGGACTTCGAAGCAGGAAGGGCGCATGTGGTGACGCCGTTTTCAACTGATTAATTGCCTTGTTAGAGATGATGGCGCGAGTAATCGCGCCATTGGCCACCGATCATGTATCCACGCATACTCCTCCGGCGGCGAGCTGGTTACCACGTACACTCGCCGCTGCTCCCCCTCCCCCAGTACCAGGCAGTCCAGGGCAAAGCCCGGTTCTACGTCAAACCAGTGTGATTTGCGCTCCGCGTCCTTCTCCATAAAGCGCTGCACTAGGCCGTAGGCCTTGATCGGCTGATACTTGGCCCAGCCGCCCCGCTCCACCGTTTCCAGCCGTGCCCAGCCGCCTTGCGGGCCTTGGCCAGGCTCTTCGCGCCGGCGCCCCCACCTGACCCAGCCCAGCGACTCGCCGCCCTCGAGCATAACGGGGATCGCCGCTTTGGGGCTGGGGAAATAGACCTTGTAGCTGCGCTCTGCGTCGCGCGCTTCGACTCCACCGCACATGGTTGCTTCTCCTGCTGCCGTATGGTCATTGACCGCAGCGCGTGGCATTCGATCTACTGTATACCTATACAGTATTCCAGAAGCGCCCCAGATGAAACGCTACAAGCCCGCCGCGCACTACGAGGTGCACAAGCCTGGCCACCCTGGCCCGATCGGGCACGTGCGCCGCGGGATTCTGACGCTCCTCAGCGAGACGGACGGCTATACGGGCATCATCCACACCAGTGCGCCTGCCCCAGACGAGCGCCGCCCCTTCGGCGACCTACCCTACATCACCCGACGCTACGGACCGCCGCTCGGGTGGCTGGAAGGGCTGGAGATCGTCCTGGCGGACGGCGAGCGCTGGCGGCTGCAGCAGATTACGCGCGAGCCAGAGGTGCCAGCCTGCCCAGATACTTACAGCGCCCTCCTGGTGTGCTGCGAGGTGCTCGCCGAACAAGGGCAGCCGCGCGCATCCCGGATAGCCGCGTGCCTTCGCGCCGCACCGTATGACGCCTGCCCGGAATGTGATGGGCGCTTCGCCGAGGTCGAGGACTGCCAATGTTGTGGCGGCTACGGCTTCGTGCCG